CAATGGCCAAGGCCAGCGCAGCATGAAGCAGCCATTTCATTTCTTGGCCTCCGAAGGTGGCACCCAGCCCATTGCGCGAAAGCGATCCATGATGTTGGTGTACGCTGCTGGCACATAGCGCCAGTTAGGGTTGAGCAGGCTGGGCCTGATGGCCAGCCAAGAGGGTTGCTGTGGTTGTGGGGCTTGCATGGTAGTCTCCTTAGATTTTGAACTCATGGGCCTTCAGGAAGGCAATCTCTTGTTCTGTGGCCATGCACACGGCCATCATGTGCTTTTGCAGGTAGGCCTGCAGCTTGGCCCTGTTGCTTGGCGATGGGCACTTGCGGTAGATTTCGATCAGTCTGCTCACGTTCAGCTCCTTGCTGGTTGTGGGTTGGTAGGCCTCCAGTATACCACGATTCCCCACAATCTAATCAACTAGGGATAAACCCTAATCTTTAGGAGTTTTTGCAGCAATCACCTTGGCCACCTTCTCAAGCGTTGTGAAGCGGTGCATGTTGGCGCATTCGTAGCGCCTGTACTTGGCATTGTCTGCACGCTGGCGAGTCTCCTTCACCAGCGTCCAGGTGCCGCAAACAGGGCACTTCATGCGGCCACCTTCTTGCCCTCATCTGCCAGCCCCTGCTTGATGTAGTGCAGCACCTGGGCGGCCAGCGTGCGGGTGTCGTTTTCAGCCTGGCGGCGCAGCGCCAGCTCAACATCTGCTGGGATGCGGATCGTCATGTAGCGATCCTTGGTCTTAGCGTCTGCGGCGGCCATCAGTCAGTGCCCCCAGCATTGATGACCACATCCTCAAAGATGTCTGCCATTGCCTGGCCGGTGGCCAGCTCGACAGGCACGCCATGCGTGAGCAGGCTCACCAGATCGTCCTGGCCAGCCACCTCGATGTCGAATCTGGTCTGGGCTGCGTACTTGATGGCCTGGGCCTGGTTGGCTGCACGAATCAGGCGGTGCTTGTTAGTCTCGGTGTCGGTGACGACATAAATGCGCGTGGTCATGTGTTTCCTATGTGATTGGTGAAAAAAGTGCTGATCTGCTCTTTTGCATGACCAGCACCTTTCCCCACTATACAACAGAATCCCACACTTTCGAGATATGCGATCCAGTCTTTTTGCTCGGCGCTGAGGCTGCCGCCTTTGCTGCGTTTCATCTCGACCCACAGGCTCCAGGCAGGCACAAACAGATCGGGCACGCCAGAGGCCACGCCTTCGGCCTTTAGGCGGCCAGCGGTGGCTTTGCTCCTGGCACCACCATTGGGAATGGCAAAGATGCGCACGTCTGGCCAGGTTTGCCGAAACCAGCGCACCAGCTCGCGCTGCTCAAAATGTTCTGAAGGCGCTGCCTCAGATGCCGTGGTTTTTGTGGAAGCCATGCTGCTCCTCTGCCTTTCTGCGTGCTGCGGCTGCCTCCTGCAGTGACACAAAGCTGCCAAGATGAATTACGCGGCGATTGACTCTGATTTGTGCAATGAATCTTTTGGTCTTCGAGTGGACGTGAACACCATTCACGCCAGACTTGTTGTTTGATTTTCTCGACAAGTTTTTGCCGTTATCCAATCTGTTTGTTGCTCGCAAGTTGTCGATTCTGTTGTCCGTCTTGACATGGTTGATGTGGTCAATCTCATCTTCAGGCCAGTGTCCGTAATGAATTGCCCATGCCACACGATGCGCGAACATGCGCACGCCATCCAACGCTCCATGCAGGTAGCCAGCACTATGAGGAACGGCAAAAGCAGGCTTTCCAACTTGTCTTGCGTTTGTCTGCTTGTGTCCTCTTTCTGTTTTGAAATGTTCACGAGGTCTTTCCTTCCAAACAAACAGACCTGTGTCAGCGTCATAGTCGATACACTGCTTGATGTACTCAACAGCGATGATTTTTTTCATGATGTTGCCTTCTAAAACGGAATCATATCGGTCCATTGATCGCACGCATCAACACTGCCTGCGAACTCATCTGGAGGACGCATCTGGTGCTTCTCGCAGACTCCATCATTTGTGTAGGAGTCACACGTAAAACAGCACTTCGGCGGCCCAGACTGCAGCCACTGGCGGTAATCAAGCAGGAATTGTGGTTCTGGTGGTCTGGTGTTCATGTCCAACTCCTCTTCAAAACACGGTGAAATTTCCCGTCCATTTTGTACTCGATGGCCTTGGGCGGCTGGCTGTTGCTCATCTGCACGGCCAGGTATTCCAGTCCTTCGCTGTCTCCCATACGCTCGGCCTCGGCCAGATGTGCACCTGACGAGTTGGCCATCTTGAAGAGCTGCTGCATCGCACGCTCTCCAGCATAGCCATCATGCAGCACCGGCAGGTACTCGGTGATGGGCTTGTCGGACAGGCTGCCATAGTAGGTGCAGGACAACATCTCTTTGCCACTGGCCTTGCTGATGTGCCTGCGCCAGTTCCAGCTCGTCACCTCAAGGTCTTTGCCTTCCAGGCCCATGATGTCGTCGTTGCGCAGCTCCAGCTTATTGCGCTCAGGCTCAGGAAATGGATGCAAGCAGGCAGGGCAAATGGCCACCGAGATGGCACACAGCTCACCGCAGTTGTCGCAGACTTTCACTGGTGCCTCGCCATTGCCATCGCCTGCCTTTTTCGGCGGCTGCACTGCGGTGATCGGCCCGTGCGTGGCCACCACGCCAGCGAAGTCCAGCACCAAGCAGTGATCGGTGTGGCTCTTGACCCTCATGCCTCGGCCTGCCATCTGGACGTACAGGCTGGCGCTCATGGTCGGGCGCAGCATGGCAATCAGGTCGATGTCAGGATAGTCGAACCCAGTGGTCAGCACATTGGCATTGGTCAGTGCGCGTAGGCGGCCAGCCTTGAACTCTGTCAGCATTCGCTCGCGTTCCTTCTTCGGAGTTTCACCCGTCACGCACTCAGCGGTCACGCCTTGCTGACGTAGGACTTCGGCTACATGCTGTGCGTGCTTGACGCCTGTACAAAACACCAGCCAGGCCTTGCGATCTCCAGCCAGCTCAATGACCTCGCGCACTACCCGCTGATTGTTGTCGTCGGTGTCAACGGCTGCCTGCAGCTCGGCCTCAATAAACTCGCCCCCACGCTTGTGCACGCCAGTTACATCCAGCTTGGCCCTGGTGACCTTGCTGCGCAGGTTGGCCAGGTATCCCTTGAAGACCAGCTCCTCGATGCTCACAGGCTCGATCAGGGCATCGAACAGGGCAGGCTTGTCGGTTATCAAACCATGCCCAAGGCGGTAAGGCGTGGCTGTCAGACCGATGACCCGCAGGCTCGGGTTGATTGCCTTCAACTCGGCCAGCAGCTTGCGGTATCCACCCTCGTCCTTGTGGTTGACCAAGTGGCACTCGTCGATGATGACCAGATCGATATGGCCCAGCTCCTTGGCCTTGCTTCGCACCGACTGAATGCCAGCAAATGTGATTGGCTCTCCGAGCTGCTTCTTGCCGATGCTGGCACTGTAGATGCCCATCGGAGCGCCTGGCCAGTGCTGGCGCATCTTCTCAGCATTCTGCTCAATCAGCTCCTTGACATGCGTCAGCATCAGCACCACGGTCTCTGGCCAGTTCTGCAGCGCGTCCTTGCACAGCGCGGCCACGATGTGGCTCTTGCCTGATCCTGTGGGCAGCACCAGACAGGGATTGCCTGAGTGGCCTGCCTCGAACCAGGCATAAAGCTGGTCGATGGTTCGCTGTTGGTAGTCACGCAGCATCTTGCCTCCTTGCTCGGATTGCGGCGGCGTATGTCGGCCAAGCCAACAAAGTGTTTTTGTCCTCACACACCTTTGCACACGCCTCGCGCTCGGCAGCGGCGACAAGTTCGCACAACTTCCAAACCGCCTCGCCGGTTACAACAATCCCAGCCTCACGCGCCATGCGGATGATGTCGTCTCTGCTCATTGCGTCCTCCAGCATCTGATCGTGCCGTCTGGCATCTTGCGAGTCACGAACTTCATGTTGTGCTTGTCACCGTAGCGCCTTGCGTACACGGCTATAGTCGGACGTTTTACATCTTGTGGGATGGCAAAACTATCGCCAACTTCCATCTTGTCGAATGGAAATTTCAGAGGCAGCGGAACGCCTTTGTCAATAGGAATCTGGCTCATCCCACAATCCTCCCACCAAACTGCTTGCGCAGGTCATGCAGTTGCGTCCAGCCCTTATCCGCACAGGCAGCAGCATTGGCAAGCAGCTCCTTAGAACCAAACACGCCTTCCTGCTCAGGATCTCCGTTGGCCACATTCGTGCCATTGATCTCATAAACAGCCGTCCACTCGTCTGGCCCATCCTTGCGCTGCCAGGCCACCAAATCAGGATGTAGGACATGTCCTTCACATCCAGTGCGCTGGGCATCCACCGGGATCACAGCATCCCACTTGGCACAGTGCCACTCGCTGGCCTTGGTGGCCGTGCTATGCGCACAGGTGCGGCAGTTCACATGCTCGGTGGTCTTGGTGCTGTGGCAAAACTCATGCGCATCGCAGAACTTGCACTGATACCAGCTCGGGTCTGTGCTGATTGGAGGCGGTATCCGATCCTCTGTGGCCAGCCTGTGGCCTCGCTGGATGTACTTCTCGGCCACCTCTTTGTCGTAACGCACACGCTCGGTGTGGATGCGGTCATCATCCTTGCAGACGGCCAGGTAAAAGGCACGGTCGATCTTGGTGCCGTGCATATAGAGCTGCATCTGGACAAAGTGCTCGGGCTTTGATTTCTCGACGCCTTCTTTCACCAGATCATCAAATGACTTCTTGCTGTGCGTCTTGAACTCAGCCACATGGCGCTTCTTGGGCGCTTCAGGCACTCCTGACTCGATGATGGCGTCCAGACTGCCTGACACATGGCAGCCAAGGTCAACACGGCTCTGTGCGCTGCCTGTGCTGCGCACGTCCATGCCGATGGCTCGCAGGTCACTGACAATGGTTTCCTCTTCCATCTGGCCCCTGCGAAACAGGCGCAGGACTCGGCCAGGAAACTTGGGCTGCACAGCCCAGCGAAAACTCAGCCACAGCCACCGATCACACACATGGCCGAGCTGGCTGCAGCCCATGTGCGGCCTGGGCACCTCGGCCTTGGCCTCATGTGCTTTGTCAATCAGCCCCTGGATGCTATGATTTGCTTCGGGTATCTTCATGGTTCCCGTCTCCTTCCTGTAGTTGCCACATTGCCCCAGGTGCCTCGCGGTCCCTGGGGCTTTTTCTTGCTTACTTCTTCAGCCAGGGCGGTGCTGCCTTGGCCGGTGCTGCCTGGGCGGCAG